TTCGAACGCCGCTGTGGCGCCGAGAGCAATCTGCATCTGGCCGGTCAGTTTGCGGGCATAAGACGGTGTGATGGGCTGGTTTGCCCCCGAAACATAAGGCATGATCAGTTTGCCGGGATAGCTGGCGCGGCTGAGGCCGAATGCGGTGCCGGTGTTGGTCGAAACTGCAGCCTGGAACAGACCGAACAGACCTGAGTTCGCCACGCCTGCCGAGCCTTTAACGTACAGCCCGTAGCCGGATGTGACCTGAACCCCAAGAGGCCCGGAAAGCCATAGGGTCTTGTTTGCCGCATCAACCGACTGAATCACGAACGAGGTCACATAAGTTCCCCCGGTCGAGGTCCAGACATCGATGGGCTGCTGGTCCTGAAACTGATTGGCGTTGTGGACCGTGATCGATGTTGCGCCGACGACTGCGGTTGCAGTTGCGGTGTCGAGCAGGTTATCTCCGGCGCCCTGAGTGAAGATGGCTTCCATATAGGTGCGGAAGTTCTTCATCGCCCGCTTCATGATCAGCTTCGAATAGTCCTCGATCGCCTTCTCATTGGCGTTAGTTGAAATCTCGGCCTGCTTGGTCCACTGACTGCACTGGAAAAAGTAGGTGGGCACCAGGGTCATGAAGTCGGTGATGGGAGCAGAACCGAGTCCCAGATCGCCGCCGTCAGGCGTGTTGGTGGTAAACGTTCCGCCGGCCAGAAGCTCAAGCGGGATGCGGGTGGGACGCGAGGAGACTACTTCAACGTCTGAACGCGATTCGATCTCGCTCCACAGCGTGTCATCAAGTTGATAGAGGAGAGAGAGTTGCGGGCGAACCTTTTCTTTTTGCAGAGCGAATGTCTGCGCAACGGTGCCTTGTGCCATGACGAAACCTCATCGTGAGATTCACGCCACATGCGCCATCACAGCACTGGCAAGGCGGGGGCTGCTGAGTGTCCCCCCATGTGCGATATTTAGGTTCCCAATAATCTAAATCTCTGCCAGCCGTTCCGGTTTCACTCGTGGAGTAGGGGTGTCCGATCCCCTTCATTGGCAAGCTTTGATTTCAACTTTTTGGTAACGGGTTAAGTTTACACCACTTGTCAAGAGTGTGGTGTAATCTGTCCCTGTGAGTTCCGAATACAAGCTACTCGAAGCAATCCTGCTGGAATTGTGCGCGATCCGCTGCGAGCTTCGACCTCGACATTTGCATTCAATCCACCTTCTATCGAAAGGAATCTACATGCCAGGCCCCATCACTCTCACCTCCGCCGGCCAGACCGATCAAACCGTAATTGTTGGAAAGGATCAGTTCGGTAACCCATGGACCGGACCCATCCCAACCGCAACCTACGCGGATGACAATGCAGCAGCCGCGGCCGTGGACTCAACCGGACTTGTCACCGCAGTTGCGAGCGGAACCGACAATGTCACGGCCAGTCTCACGACCGCAGAAGGGTTGTCACTCTCGGCTACCCTGGAATTTATCGTGGATATTCCCGCGCCGGTGCCTGTGCTCACGAGCATATCGCTCGAAGGCTAGTTCCAGGTTATCTTTCGGCCGTTCTTGTCGATCGCTTGGTTATTCAGGATCATAGTGTCTGTCGTCTTGCGGCGGTCAATGTCCTGCGGCTTTGGCATGGCTGAGATGCGAATCCAGCCCGGATCTTGCTTGGCCGCCCCGTTGCCATTGACGATCGCAGGCTTAGCCTTGACTACGCCATTGCCCGCCGCCTTCGGTTTGACGGCGAATAGTTTAGCCACGCGCTGGACGATTGAAGGAGTTACCCGCTCCTGAAAATTCTTCACATGCCGCGACAGGCCGGCTGAGTCGCCGCGATCCTTGAGGCGATCAAACTCGCGGGAAAATCCTTTGTCCTTGCCTGATGCGTTGATGACTTCCTGTCGAACCCGGTCACGAACTGCGCTCTGCACATCCGGGTCGGTTGCCGTCCATTGATAGCTGGCGTTCATCTCGCGATCGGTGATGGACTGGATCTGCTGGCGGCCTTCATTGGCGATCGGGCTCAGCATCGCTTTAGTCTCGCGTTCGGCAAGTTCCTGCTCACGCCTGGTCAGCGCTTCATTTTGAGGGTCGACCTTGCGCTCAGGAACCTTTTCGCCGGCCTTGCGGAGACCGTCGAGCAAAGTCCAGATCGAGTCGATGGCGTCACGTGCCGGCTTTGCCTTTTCCGGGTCCAGGCTGTTCCAGATGCTTGCCAGCGTCTCCTGCACCCTCGAACTATCCAAAGTCTGGGTCATGACTTGTGCGAGATGGTGGTTGTAGCTCTCCCCATCTACCGCTTTCCACTTGGCCAGACCCGCAGGCATGATCTGCGAGAATGATGAGGGCGATTCTTCGGCAAGAGCGTCGATAAACTCTGGTTTTCCATCAAAGAAGTTCTTGAGCGCCGGTTGAATGCCCGCAAGCGATTCTGTGGTCTCCTTGATACCCTCAATTCCCCCATATTCAGAAATCGTGGTCTTTAGAGCGACGGCTTCTTTCAATCCATCAGGAAACTCCTTATAGAGTCGCGATTGTTCGAACTCCGCCGCCCTGAGAGCGGCCGGCAACGCTGGATTGATGGCTTTCAGTGCATCCGCCGACTTTTTGACCACATCGGCAAGGTTGATTTTGCCTTTTCCAGTGGTTTTGTCTGTCAACTCCGGTTTTTCAACGGAGGAATCAACATTGTCAACAGTTTCAGAGCCGGATTCCGTTTCTACGGGCTCGGTTTCTACTGTTTCGACGGATTCAACGCTTTCAACTGGTTCTGTGACGGCTGCTTCAGCGATTTCAGGCATTCGGCTGCGCTCCTGGTGTTGGCTTGGATGATGCGCTCTTGGCGATGTGCCCAGCCACGCGTTCGGCTGCCTGCAAGGTCGGGTTGATGGTCAGTCCTGCTTCTTTTGCTGCCTGTATCTGGGCATCCGGAGGGAGGTCAGCGAAGTTGATGCTCACCGATGGGGGTTTACCTTGCGGAGGTTGTTGCGCAGCCTGCAGAGCCTGTTTGTGCGCCATGCCATGCAGCTTGACGTTCTCGATGCCCTCGAAATTACCTTTGGCTTCCTCATCAAACCGATCCTGCGAAGCCAGCCAATCCTGAATGGTCTGGATATGCTGCTGGTGGAAGTCCCACTCCGGGTCAATCGGAACGGTCGGCTTGGTGAGCTGCTGGGTGGCCTGCTGCTGCATCTGCTGAATAACTTGAGGCGGAGGCTCGGGAGGAGCTGGAAGACCTTGCTGTTGGGCAGCCTGGATCGCTTGCGGGACCATCTGCGCCAATTGCTGCTTGACCGCCATTTCCACTTCCTGCGGTGCGGGTAAACTTGGCCCTGATTTGAGCAATTCCTCAATCTCGCGCCGTTGCTGAAGATCGGCTGAGGCGCCCGGAACTTCAAATCCCTCAATGCCTACAAACTCCTTGAACAGTTCCTGATTCTCAGGCAAAGAGAGCATCGCAGCGATCGCAGGAGACTTGGTGCTCATCTCGATTAAAGAGGTAAAGATTGCCCGCTTCATCGCCTTGGTGTCGGGATAGCTGGTATCGACATTGGCGTACCAGTTGCCCTTTTGGATATTGGCGATCTCTACTTCCTTCGAAGCCTTTGAATCCGTTCCCGCCGGCCTGACTGCAATCTTCTGCTGACTTTCACGAGTCGATGCCGCCAAGCGAATGCACTGCTCGATCGCTCCCGCAATCAACTGCTGTGATGCGCCCCATGCCACGCCTAACTGACCAAGAGCGGACTCTTTCAGGATCGTTAGACCTTTAGCCGTTTCCTGATGCTGGTCGCCTTCACCCTGCGCCGCGGCGTACATGCCGGTAATCATCTGTCCCAAAGACCCGGAAAGCGTGTTGAGCGCCTGCACCATCGTGGCCGGCACTTCTACGTTATCGCCGAACATGACCTTCTGCTGAATGGACTCGCCTGGTGCCAACACAACCGGAATCTCTGCGCCCGGCTGAGCTTGTCTTTCCTCGCGCGCCATGGCGTCAAGAGTCGCGCCGTCCATGTACACATCGGGAATGCAGTAGTCGAAGATTTCCTTCTGCTGGTTCCAGCAATCGTTGAACGTGTCCTGCGGCCCAACCATGTCATGCAGAAGACTTGATCGGTTCTGTCCATCGCCGGGAGTTGAATGCGCCACTTTGACAAACGCATCCATCGACCGCGGCCGGGAAGCGCAATAAGCGTCTCCACAGACTACGAGTTCGCAGCCATCGGGGAAGATTTCCTTGAGTTGCTTTTCATTGCCCTTGTCTGCCCTGAAGAATGACGGTCTGAAGTAGGCGATATGGCGGGTAGCGAGGTTCGTCCACGTCTCGCCGCTGGCAGTAATCAGTTTGGTTCCCTGAAGGACTCCAATGCGGGCCATGCGCTCGTAACTCGATTCCCCCATGGCATCGCCCGAGTCTTTGATCTTGGATTCGCCCTCAGCCGTCACGGCATCCGGGTATTCCTCCTGCAAAGTCTCAATCTCGTATTCGCGGCTGAAAATACAGTAGGGCCATTTCTTCGGATCGTTCTGTGTAATAGGTACTTTCGTCTCCAGTACGCCGTTGATTTCGATGCACTCGGCATCCAGCGGTTCCCCACCCTCATCGACCCCGTAAGCAACGTCCGGCTTGCCTTTGTACGCCCGCGAAACGACTCTTCCATCCGTGCAAAACAGTCTCCATATATCGGTCTGAACGCTCTTGATGTCGTTGGCCTGTTCAACGAATTCGCGATAGAGGTCTGCGGACTCAGCCCCGATTGTGTCTGCGGTCTTATTCGATCTTGGCTCGATGTGAGCGCCCGGAGGCGAAGAGGTTCCCGCTGCTACCAGAGCCCTCAGAAACGGATGGTAGATGTTGTACACATCCTCGTAACTGCCGTTGTCGCCCGGACCGCCATTTCCTGCCGTCAGGGGTGCGAATCCCCATGAGCGATAGTCCCAATAGATGTACTGAATGCCACGGTCGTAAAAGCGCTGCTTGCGGGCTTCCATGACCTCTTGCCGGCGCGCGTACATCTCCCGCTGGAGAGCCTTGCGCAATAGTGTTTTGAGGGATTTCTGAAGTTCTTCGGGTAATTCAGGGTAGCCGTCGCCGCCGAATTTCTGCTCTTCCGGCTCGGCTTCGTCTTCGATCGGCGGTGCGAGGCTAGTTGCCATCTTGACCCTCTTGACAGGCAATGCAGCGCGCGTCTGTTTCTTCCTGAGTGAGTTCGATGGGGGATTCTAGAGTATGTCCGTAACTGCATCGCAGAGAGAATTTAGCGTGCTTGTCCCCACTCTTCAGAAATTCGCTCCATGCTTCCATTTCTCCAGGCAAATATTGGAATGCCATCAGTTATTCATCGACCTTTCAGCAGTAGCAGCCTGCTTAAGTGCCCTATCCGCAACCAACACCGTCACAATGGCATGGCGCAAAGTCTGACAGCAGAACGTGCGACCCTTGGGGCTATTCCACGTTCCGCAATAAGGGCACAGAATCCGCCGCATCACGCCTTGAGGAACGTACTTATGCAGCTGGCGCTCGACTGCTGCCATGCGATCGGCGGCAAGTTGCGTCTCGGATTTGGGGAGTTCTGCGAGGTCAGCCATTGCGCATCTTCGAAAAAGTGAGGGCGAGCCGTGCTCTGCGGCCGAGCTTGCCGGGTGCGTGTTTTTCTTCTTCCGCATATTCCTGCGTTGACTTTCCAGCCGCCTGCGCAGCTTTCCGAAAGGCTCCCGGATGCTTCACCACTTCGCCCTTGGGCTTGCCGAATAATGTAGCCATCAATTTGCCGCCTGTTCTGCCGTGGTCCAGATCGTGTTAACCGTCCTGAAATTGGGCACCATTTCTTCAACCGCGCGCTTTACTTCCGGCCAGCCGTTCGCAAAGTCATGGCCGCACATGATTCCACCAGGCGCTAGTACCGGCGTCCATGCCAGAATGTCGGCTTTCACAGACTCATAATCATGACTGGCGTCGATGAAGATCATATCTGCCAAAGTTCCGGTTGCCTTGTACCTCTTCGCCGCTTCGAGAGAGTTGGCCCTGATTGCCGTAACTGGAAGCCCTTGGGTATTGCGCTGGAATTCCTTGTAGGCCCAATCCTTGTCTTTGCCTGCCATCATGGTTTGGTGCTCTTGAGATCCGTCCCACGTATCAACGGCTATGACCTCGCCGGTCGTATTGGCAGCCAGAGCGCATGTGCTGCGTCCAAGCCAACTTCCAACCTCGATGATGGTTTTCCTCTTGCGCGCTTCTGACGCGAGATAGGATAGTTCATCCTGAGCCATCCAGCCCTGTATCCCAAGAGCTCGATCTATATTCACTCCGTCTTTCTTCTGGAATGGGTAACTGTCTTCAGGCAGCGTGTAAATCACACCATTCTGACCGATGTGCGGGCACAAAATCCCGCCGTGAGCAACGATCCGGAATCCTGCATCGATCACTTTCTTGCAGAAGTAAAGATCATCCGTCCCACCTGAATGCACAACTGGAATATCGTGTTCCCCTACCTGCATCGATTGATTGACCGGCGTTTCGTCGGGCTCGAAGAACCACGGTTTCGGGAGATTCTTGAAGACTTCCGTCTTGATCAACATGCAGCCCGTAGCTATGCCTTCGCAGTCAAAGACTTCGCCCACTTTCCAGTTCCAGTACGCGCCATCGCCCTGACGCTTGAATACCAGTGGATGCGGAGGATACTCCTTCGAGCAATAGATACCCGCGGCAATC